TTGCCAGTGATTTCCGCCCGGTACGCCGCGTGGCGGATGGCGTCGAGCACGTCGGGGAATCTCATGGCCACTCCTGCCGCAGCATGTCGTTCTGCTTGGCCTGCGGCGTGCCACGCTTGCGCAGCGGGATGCTGTTCGATACGGCAGAGTTGCGGGCGCCACGCTTGCGGCTGCGCTGGTCCGCCTCCAGGTTGCCGGCGTTGTTGAATACGGCCGGCTTAATCTCTATCGGCTTGCCGATGCTGTCCGGCAGCAGCTGGATCTTTCCGCCAGCGTTCAGGAATGCAGCCGTGGCCGCGTCAATTTGCGCGCGACGAGCCTCGCCCTGCGCTATGGCATGGTTGTCTATGAGCATGGGTGTGTACCGGGGAGGAGGGCGCGCGGGGCGCCCGGGGTGGATCAGTAGTTGATGCCGTAGTCGTCGTAATCCGGCATGGAGTTGTCCGCCTGACGTTGCGTCTGCTGCGGGCGCTGGGCTTGTTGCTGGCGTGGCTGCGACTGCTGGCTATCTGGCTTTCCGCCGAGCAGCTGAAGTGTGCCGTTCATGTCCACCACAATCTCTGTGGTGTAGCGCTTCACGCCGTCCTTTTCCCATTCACGAGTCTGCAGCCGGCCTTCGATGTAGCACTGCGAGCCCTTACGCAGGTACTCGCCAGCGATCTCTGCGACCTTTCCGAAGAAGACGATGCGTGACCACTCAGTACGCTCCTGCAGCTGGCCGGTCTGTTTGTCCTTCCAGCTGTCGGTAGTGGCAAGGGTGATGTTCGTCACCGCGTTACCATTTGGCATGTGGCGCGTTTCTGGGTCACCGCCGACGTTGCCGATCAGGATGACTTTATTGATACCTCTGGCCATGGTGGCTCCTTGGTTGTTGGGTTAGGCGGCAATGCCCATGACCCGATTCATGCGCTCTTCGAGCAGTTCGTAGAAGGTGGAGACGCGCTCGCTGATCTTGCGAATCAGTGCTTCGTCGCGGTAGGCGCGCTTGACGAAAAGGGGCATGCCCGGCCAGTAGGAAACGAAGTCGATCCATTCCCGATCCGATACCCATAGGCCGCCCTGGCACTGTGCGACGTGCTCCTTCGGAATCTCGCCAGCCAGGATCACGCCGACCTGAAACTTCGGCAGCTTGGTCTTGATCTCGGTGAGGCCGTCCGGGCCTACCAGGGAGTCCGGTGAATAGCCGATGCCGTGATTCAGGATGATGGCCACCTGCTCCGTAGCGACCTCTTCACGCGACTCGTACAGGCTGCGGGCCACGGCTTCCAGCTCATGCCCTCGCTCGGTGTGGCGGTTGCCGCCGAACGGGTCAGCAGCCTCCCCGGTAATGCGCTCGCCGATCAGCGTATCCATGTAGGTGAAGGCAGCCGCACCGAAGCCTTCTTGCCCTTTGCCGTTGACCAGCAGGCAGTCCAGTTCGGAGCAGGTCACGACACCCAGGCGCAGGGCCAGCCAGTCGGCTGAACCCTGCTCTACGTCACGGATTATCTGCATGTTCACCTCCCATGCCGTCTGCCATGCGCTGCTTGTGTCGTGCGGCGGCACGCTCAAGCGAAGATACGATGCCGTCAAACTGGCCTGCCGGGATTTGGGAAGGGTCCGGCCAGTCCTTGCCGAACTTCTCAATCACCGCCTCGCTACATTGCGAAACGATGCCCTGCAGCCGCATGAGTTGAACGCCGGTGATGACCCGCACAGACGCTGCGCCCGCTCCGTCATCGTCATCGTCCTGCTCGGATAGGCCGGTGATCGCCTTTAGCGTGTAGCGTTCCAAGTAGGTCTTGGTGCTCGCTCGCGCCTGAATAGCGTTCTTGGCGCCTCCCGCGTCGGGCGGACCGCCCATGGAAACGCTTTCTTCGTGGCCGCCGACGTGCCGTAGGTAGCAGGTGACTTCCATCCAATCCTTCTCGTCGCGCGTCAGCTTCCACGACGACGACAGGCCATGCTTGGACAGGGCAGGCGTCACCGCATCAACCACATCGTGCAGTTCGGCATAGCTCTTGTTCTTCAGTGGGCCATCCGTGACCTTGCGACCTTTCACGATGCGAACCGCTTCCGCCTTGAAGTTCGCAAAGGCAGCGTCGTATGCCTTCTTGGCTTCAGTTCGCTCCCAGCGCTCCTGAAGGTCCATCATTTTCTCTACCTGCTCCAGGGTGGCGCCTTGCTGAATGGCTGCCAGCATCATCCCCATCGGGGAGTTTGCAGCTGGGCCTTCTACGCGGGCCGGTAGGGCGGTGACTTGGGCTTTAGCGACTTCGTTCATGGCTGCCTCAATAGTTGATCGACACGCTGGGCACTTCGCCCTTGCGGATCATGTTGATGATGGCCTTGGCCTGTTCTTCGGTGACGCCAGCACCCATGAATGCCTCTTTGATGGAGGTCAGGATGGCAGTCTTGTGCGCGATGTCTGCTTCGCGTGCCTTGGACTCGGCTTCTTGGCGGGCCTGCTCGTCGGCTTGGCGCTGGCGTTCGGCTGCAGCTGCGCGCTCGGCGCGTTCGGCGGCGTCACGCTCGGCCTGCTCGGCCCGGCGCTGGGCTTCCAGCTTCTCGCGCTCTGCTTGTTCGGCCTGCAGCTTCAGTTCCAGCTCGCGGCGCTCGGCTGCGGCCTTGGCGTCTGCTTCACGCTTGGCTGCTGCGTCACGTTCGGCCTGTGCGCGCTGCTCGGCTTCGCGCTGGGCTTGCTCGGCGGCTTCTCGGGCGATGCGCTCCTCGCGTTCTTTCTGCTCGCGCTGGGCGGCTTCGGCGCGGAGGCGTTCGAGTTCGGCTTGCTCGGCTTCGTATGCCTTCCGCTTGGTAAGTGCCAGTTGCAGGGCGGTGAGAGTGGCAGCCTTGACGCGGTGCGCTTCGGCTTCGAACTCTTCCCACTCCGGCCCAACTTCGCACTCCTCTAACAGTGTGATTGCTGATGCGATCTCGGCAGCAGTGCGGCCTTCCGTGTCGTAACCGCGCATGTGGTCAATGCGCATCTGGTGATAAGCCACCCGATCCGCTTCGGCCTGCTCCCACTCATTCAGTGGCGCCCGCACCTCATCCTTCCAAGCATCCAGCGTGTCGCGCATCCGCTTGCGCTCGGCGTCGATCTTCTTCGGGATCTCCTTCAGCTCGGCGACCAGTTCCTTGCCTACGTTGTCGAGCGCCGTCTTGGATCGGGCGACCTTGTGGGCAATCGATGCGATAGCGTCTCGGCCTTTCTTCGTCGATACGTCCGGCACGAATGCATCGATCTCGGCGCGAATCTGCTGCAGGTACGGGTCAAGCCCGTTCTCTGCCTGGAAGACTTGCAGTGCGGTTTCCTTTGGCGGCACAAGGGCCAATTCCGTAGACATGAGTTCTCCTTGGCCGCGTCTCGCGCAGCCTGATCAGTAGTTGGTGTTACCCGAAAAGATGGAAGATCGCCGCCTCACCGATGAGGCCGACAACCAGGGTTGCGGAAAGAACGCCGAAGCCTGAAAGGGTCCACCACGCCGCGGCGAAGCTGTGGCCTGTGGGGGTGTCGTCGTAGGGGAGGGATTGGGTGCGGTTCATTGCTCAACCCTCCGGTAGCCGATGTCGTGAAGGTACGCCGCCGTCTCACGCTGAAGACTGACGGCCTCACTTGACCAGTGGCCCGCTAACTCGACCGCAAGCGCCTCAATCGCCTTCTCCCGCTCTTCGGCAGCGATCTGCTCGGGAGTGCGGATAGGGCGGAACGTACCGTCAGGCGAATAGAACACTCGGTCATCGCGCTTGAAGACGGCGACATGGACACCCTTGATTTCGGTATGCGCCAGAACCTCGTCAACCGCGTCCCAGACGCCTTCGATGTCGTTCTCCACCTCGCACGCAACTCCAACCGGAGGTAGGCCATCGCCAGTCCAATGGCTAACTGGCCGATCCACCAAAAACCAGCAGTCAGAAGGCGCCGACAGGCTGCGGCCATCTACCGCAGATGTCGCCCGAATCATGCACCCATAAGCGTGATACCCGGTCACAAATTCAACGCTTGGGTAATGCGCGTTATCGGTCGTTGCTACAAGGGCTGCCACAGCGCAATCCGGCGCCTTTGACCAGTCGATATCTTTCATCTGATTGCTCATAGCGGCGCCCCGTTGGTGATTCGATCTGCAAGGCCGTGCACTACGGCGAAGACAACTAGGGCCATGACGGAGCAGGTCACGTAGACGGCCTTTCGCTTTGCACGCTGGTATTCGGTTGCCAT